AATATTGACAATCGTCTCAACATTCTTGAGAAGAACGGTAAGGATGAACCGGTATATATTGACGAGGTTAATCGTTAATGGTCCAAAATGGATTTGATTTGATCAATTTAGTAGATAGTGGTTGTCAAGATGTCTCAACGCAAAGTAACAGTCGCAATGAAGAAGCAGGTCGCAGGTCGCCAAAGGTTTATGTGTGCAGGGAATGTTCCTGACTATAAGTGCCCGCTCAGTGGATCGCCATTTGATGAGTCGGGATTTCATATTGATCATATCAAAGAGCTCCGAGATGGTGGATCTAATGAAGTAAATAATCTTCAAGCACTATGTCTGATGTGCCACACCGTGAAGACGAATCGCCGGTCATCTGAGGTTCCAAAGGAGAAGCCGAAGACACCAAAGAAGGAAAAGGAACCGAAGGCGCCGAAAGTTGAACCGCCACCGATGCCTAAAAAGTGTTATTCATTTTGGCACAGTGGCGAGCGAAACGACTTCCCCGATCTAGACCAGATGATGAAGTCTGCAGACCGTGTCCGAGCTGATAAGAAGTGGGAAGATACAGCTGGATGGGAGTATGAAATTAGAATTCCTCTCGGAGAACGGATTATTGTTCAGAAGGAGCTCTTTCCAAGATTTTCCAACCCTGCTGTTCGTATTGTATATAATCTCGGACCTTGGCATTGATTCATAAAATGGATTTGATTTGGTAAGTTAATTATTTTTAGGTTAAGATGTCTCGATCGGGTGAATATTGGACTGAAGCGGAAGAGATGAAGATGATTCAGTGGTTGCAGAATGGGATGACTCTAAAGCAGGTTGCAGAAGAGCACAAACGAACTCGGACAGCCGTCAAAGCTCGTTTGTATCAGTTTGCATATGAGTTGTGGAGAGAGGATATTACGATTGAGAACATTGCGATTGTCACGACATTAGACGAACTTCATGTGAAGTTGGCGATTGAATCAAAGACACGAAAATCTTTCGTCTAAAATGGATTCAACTTGGTCACTTAATTATTTTTCATATACAACATGTCATACGAAATTGCAATCTTTGAGTACTCAGACCTCTACTCCGGCGATGCGGATGTGTCTCCAGACAAGGTCATCTGTGAGTTTATTGAGTACTACAAGCAGTACTTCGATCCACACGATTATGAGGAAGAGGACGTGATGTTTCAAAAGGGAAGAACCTGGCTGTCCTATACAGACAAGTCGGGTCGCGACAAGCCCATAACAATTATGCTCGTGGGTCTCATTACAGACAATCTTGCAATGGATCTTGAGGAGGCTGTGGCGAAGCTCTATATGAGAACCTGCTGGGAGTGCAAGAAGGAGTTCAAGCACAAGAAGTTTGCATTATGTGAGGTGTGTAGGAATAAGGAAGGCTATTAAGGATTCCCAGGGTCCTCCTCCCGATGCACAACCACAATCGGATCAGGAGCCTTGAACTTTCGTGGGCGACTACGACAGTAATACACACCTACAAATGAACATACAAACCCAGTTAAACTACCTAGTATAGGAATTGGATCCATTACTTTTTCCATGGGCAAAGGTGTAAGCGATAAAGATTACGCTAATCCAAGAAACTCACGTCCAAGTTTTGAGCCGACAAACACCAGCCCAGTCGCAACGAGCGCAATCGTTGAATGCCCGGGCATAGACTTAAAAAGGAGCACATGCGAAGCAATCAAAATCACGATACCCACCCAGAACATCAAAACATAGAAATCCATTTAGTACTATAGTATAAATAAACATGGCAGTCAAGACTGAAGGATTGAAGTTCAAGTATTCGTTGTACTCTGCCCTTGCGTTTTTCCTTGTGGCAAACCCTGTTACCTTTCGCTTTGTGAACTCGTTGATTGCGGGAGTTGCAGTTAACGGGTGCCCTACGGCGTTTGGGTTCATGCTTCATACCCTTGTGTTTTTCGGTGTGCTGTATGGTCTTATGAGTCTGCCGAAGGATCAGGACTAAAAGTCATTTTCCTCGTTCAGATGCATAGCAATCGGAAGATTGAACTGGAACTGACCTCGAAGATAGGTAGACACGCTCATGGAAATCGCAGCACATCGGCTTGTATTGTGCTGGAGACCCATTGGTTTGAACGTTGCGATCTTTGCAACTTGCTCCTTGGTTAATACATTATATGCCTCGCCAAAAAACCTTTGCCATTTACGTGCGAATTGATCTTGCGTAAGACGGGCACCTTCTAGTAGCCACGAGTCGTGTAGAACTGCTCCAATGAACTTTTGAAAATATGCCTTCTTCTTCTTCTCAGGAACCATTCCCTGTGGATCAATGTTCAATACCTCTAAAATTTGACGGAGGTTTGTAAGGTTAACAATGTCAGTGTCCCTGATTGTTTCTGAAGCCGCACCCCAGTCAAGATTAAAGTTGGCGGGGCCAAATATTGATGCCATAATAATCTTGTATGCAAAAGTCACTTCGCTACGCACTTTTCCATTTGGAATAGCAGAGCTCCATACTCTCGCAATCAAATTATGAAGGGGGCTTTCTGGATATCCCGGATGTCCAATCAACGCAAATGCGGCTCTAACTAATGGACGATCATTCCGATTCTCCATCTTCTGTCCAAATGTCAGAACAATCCCCTTATTGAACTTTTCATAATAGTCGGCCTTTTCGGAATCCGTTGCGTCTTCAATAATTGTAACGGGCATAGAACACTGACGAAACGCAGCCTGATCTTCAAATGATAACTCACTGTACAACTTATTGTCTGCCTTAAATCCATCATTGTAATAGAGACACAGCGTCGTTGCTCGATTTCCTCCATCAATCAATTCGTTGTTACACAAAATCAATGAAGGAATAGGTTCATTCTTAATAACACTTTCAATGAACCCCTCTTTAAGTTCTGGGGTCCACACATAATCACGGTTACACTCTGCAATCTTGTATTGCTTTGTTTCGTCGTATCCGAGCATATTAAACCGGCCTCTAAAGTCGCCCAGAAAGTCAGAAACGCTTATGTCGGTATATTCAACCGTAGGCATTGTATAGTTATCATAGACTGCGTGTAGACCACCATTATACACGACGCCGAGTTTTGCGCCGGCGTCCACCAACCGAATACCACGTTTCAATCTCACCGACTCCCTTTGTATTCTTGAATGTACCGCCATTCAAGACCAATATCTCTTCGCCCTCTTCTAGTAGTTCTGCAAGACGTGTCTTAATCTGTGGCCAGAACTCATCTAGGGTATAGTCCCTCTCTTTTTGAATCGGTTTGCTGTTTATCTTTCTCAGTTCTTCCTTGACTTCATCCGTAAGCGTAAACTCAATACTTCTTGTGCTTAGCCACTTGGCGTTCTCAAGATGTATCTTGAATAGATTCCCAACCTTCTTATTCGCCTCCCAATCGTGTTCTACAAACTGCTCAGCCATCTCGCGTGATGGACTGGTAGACACAAAGGGCTTCCTATTGTCAATCGCAGTGTCCTTTTTAGCCTGACCCCTATAGACAATCCTACTGGTACTTGAACCATACTTTTTGATGATATCTCCAATCTCCTTTGCATTATTGCAGTTGTAGTAGATTGCGATATAACAGACCAGTACCCCTTCTTCTCGCGGTGTAAGTTTCATTACTTACACGCTCTGAATAAATTCCCAGTTCAGGTAGTCACATATCTTCTTCCAGATTTGGTCGTGAGCGATCAAGCGGTCACGAGACTTCAATAGAGGAAAGAACACCTTATATTCATCCAAGTCCAGCAACTCAAAGAACTTGTACAGGATGTATGAGTAACTCAAAAAGTTGGTCCTGTCGTTGGGGCAATACAGCAAGAACGGTGCTTGGATCTCCTGGAACATTGCCCGGACCTTTTCCTCTATCTCAGGGGTGATGGTTGGGGGCGGATTTCCATTCAGTCGGCTCAGAATGTGAGCGCGGTGCTCGTAGTACTTGGACCGACCCAGCTTCTTCAGAATCTGACGAATGTCTTCCTCTGACAGATCAGCAATATTATCAATGCGACGCTTCTTGATCTCAAGAATGACCTCATTCATAACCTCTTCGGGAATAATGGTGGATTCCTTCGCTTGGAATTGATTAAGGATCTCATTAAGATGATTAATCTTTTTGTAGGCGTAGTTGTTCCTCTCCTTTGGGGGATCGCGGAACGATGGGAAATCCGATACAACCAACGCATACTCCTCCGACCCGCAACTCGGACACACAAGAATGCCTTCCGAACTGATCTCTTCCCGCGCAGTGTTGCACGCGACACAATGTTCCGTCAGCAACTGAGTGGCTTCAGGCCCGTTCGTGAGCTTCATACGAGTGACATACTCGTCAAACATCTGCTTCTTCGATAATCCGGTATCCGTCATGGGCACATTTGCGACAAAGAATTTAAGGAACGTATTGGCATCTTTTGGGAGTGGAGCGGATGGAGTTGAAGTCGCATCCTGTTTTCCATAATAATCAAGTAAGATATCCATGTT